AAAGCTATATCAACTGGCTGTAGGCTATAAATGTAAAGATACTCAATTTTTCTTGCATCAGGGCAATATAATAACTAAGGAGTACATCAAGCATTACCCTCCTAATTTCCAAGCTGCAAATAAAATACTGACAATATTGGCCCGGGAAACTTGGGCAGAAAATGTAAATGTGAATGTAAACCATATGGGCACCATCAATTATAGAAAGATTGATGAAATACCAGTAGAGGAGCTGACCCAAGCACAAAGGGAACTTTTGTTTGATATCAATATGAAACAACTGGCAACAAATCAATTGAATTAATATGAAAATGTTTTGGTGGTATAATATAAAGCATACAGAAAAAGAACCCCAAAAAATAAAAACCCATCTGGAATTAAAGAATTTTATCAGCAATCAAAATCCTAATATAAAAATAACAACGTACCGTATCACTAAAATTTTAACCGTTAAATAAAAAAGGTGCAAGAGATAGCAGAAAGAACATCAGTGTTAAAGAGGTCAACACCTATAAATAAAATGGATGAGGATACCATTTTGAAAGTAGCTGTTCAAAATCCTTTACATAGCATGAAAGCTTTGGTAAAAGATAATTTATACTTCTTTATACAATACTTTTGGAGCTGTTATCAAGAAACTCCTTTTGAAAAGAATTGGCACATTGAATACAACTGTAAGGAACTGGAAACGGTAGCAAGAAACCTTGGGGCAAGAAACAGGAAACTGTATGATCTAATATTTAATCAGCCCCCCGGTACAACGAAGACAGCTGTAGTATCTATTTTCTTTCCGGTATGGTGCTGGGTTAATTGGTATTGGATGAGATTTATTACCAGCAGTCATAGTTCAACATTAAGTCTGGAGTCAGCTGAGTATAGTAGGGATGTAATACGAAGTGAGAAGTTCCAAGCAATGTTCCCTGAGATTGATATCAAGACAGATAAAGACAACAAGTCAAACTTTAGGGTGGTCAAGAAGGTGTTGGATTTATGCCAGCCCGGACAGCAGCCGAGAGTGATTAATGGAGGGGGGAGAGTAAGCACCAGCGTGGATGCAAGGATAATGGGATTTCATGGGGATATTCTTATCTGGGATGACTTGATTGATGCAAAGAGGGCTTTCAGTGATGTGGAACTAAAGAATGCCAATGATTATCTGGATCAGGGGTTAAGTACCCGCAAGACCAGCAAAGCCAATAGTGTTATGATTGGTATGATGCAACGTTTGGCTGAGAACGATCCAACGGAACATCAATTGAAGAAAAAGATTAAAATTAAACATATCTGCTTACCGGGGCAGATCATTGATTATTTACCCCAATTGGAGCCAAAGGAATTGGAATCAAAGTATGTTAATGGTTTATTAGACCCTAAACGATTGGGGTGGGTAGAATTGGAAGCAATGGAGGCTGATTTGGGTCAGTACGGATATGCTGCCCAAGTAGGTCAGAAACCAACAAAGCCCGGTGGTGGGATGTTCCGTGTAGATCATTTTCAAGTTATCCCGGTCATGCCTCCTGAGGTCAGCGTGATTAAAACAGTACGGTATTGGGATAAGGCAGGAACGGATGAAGCAGAGTTGAAGAAAGGAAAAGATGCTGCCTATACAGCAGGGATTAAAATGTCACTGTTGGCTAATGGTAAATGGTTGGTTTGGGGAAGGAAGAAAGGGCGATGGGGAACAGATGAACGTGAAGCAATAATATTGGAAACAGCCCAATCAGATGGTACCAATGTTGAAGTATGGATTGAACAAGAACCCGGAAGTGGGGGAAAAGACTCAGCCCGGGGAACAATACGAAATTTAGCAGGATTCTGCATACAAAGCGAAACAACCAGCGGCAAGGGGGATAAGGTAAGAAGGGCAGACCCTTACAGTGTACAGGTGAATCGTGGAAATGTTTTGATTTTAAGAGGGGATTGGAATGACGATTATATAAAGGAACACGAAAACTTCCCATTTGGTACTTACAAAGATCAGGTGGATGCAAGCAGTGGTGCTTTTAATCAATTAACAAGAGGTAATGTGGTAGAGGTTTTAAAATAACAATATTATGCAACGAACAACACCAACAAATAATCTGGCTCAGGAGGTTCACGAACTTCAAAACCGTTTTATGGTAATGAGTACCATAGCAAGCCGTTTTGGTCTTGCTCAACAAATGGGCCTGCAGACTTTCGGGGGTGATCGAAATATCATGGCTGTATTGGGCTATCCATTGGTACTGACGTTCAGAGATTATTTTGCACGATATAGCAGACAGGCTATTGCAAAAGCTATTATTGACAGACCCGCTAAACGTACATGGAAAGGTAAAGTCACATTGGTGGAAGTAAATGATGCCAAGGATACAGCCTTTGAAGCTGCATGGAAAACCTTATCAGAGGAGCTTAAATTGAAATCTGCCTTTAGCCGTTTGGATCGTTTAACAGGATTGGGCAGATATGGTGTTTTGCTGTTAGGATTTAGTGGAGTAAATAAAATAGAGGATTATACCACACCCGTTACCGGGGCTGTAAAATTAATGTATGTTAGACCATTATCTGAGGACAGTGCAAAAATAACCGTTTATGATACAGAACCCTCCTCAGATCGTTATGGCAAGCCGGTAATGTATAGCCTTTCTTTCACGGACAGTACCAATGGGAATACGGTATCATTAAACGTTCATTTCAGTAGGGTTATTCACGTAGTGGATGATATCTTGGAAAGTGAAGTGGAGGGCATGCCCCGGCTTCAGTCTGTATTCAATAACCTACTGAATATTGAAAAGATTGAAGGGGGTGACGCAGAAATGTTTTGGAAAGGTGCCAGACCCGGATATCAGGGAACAGTGGACAAAGATTTCACCCTGACCCCGGACGTCAAGGCTGATTTGAAAGAACAGATTGATGAATATGAACATGGCCTGAGAAGGATGTTGATCAGCAAGGGAATTGATTACAAAGCTTTGGCACAGGAAATAGCTGACCCCTCCAAGCATCTGGATATTCAAATACAAATCATCAGTGCTGAAACCAATATCCCTAAACGAATATTAACCGGAAGCGAAAGAGGGGAACTGAGTTCAGGACAGGATGCTGATGAATGGGCCAGTTTTATTCAAGATCGCAGGGATGAATATGCAGCCCCAAGAATTGTTTGCCCTTTCGCTGATTATATGATCAAGGTAGGTATATTACCAAAGCCAACTAAGGAATATACAGTACAGTGGGAAGATTTATTTGCCCCCAGTGAAGCTCAAAAAGCAGATGTGGGAGTAAAGAGGGCAACAGCTTTGAAGGAATACACTACCAACCCAACTGCCGCTATGGTTATTCCTGAGGCAGCATTCATGGAATTTTTCCTTGGATTAACCCCTGATCAAATAACCTTGATCAATCAGATGTCAGCGGAACAAGTAAGGAATGAACCGGATATCACCCCGGAAGAACAAGCAATATTGGATGCTCAAAATATAAATCAATAAAAACTAAGAAACAATGGCAATAACATTAACAATTGTAGCAAGGGGCTCAGGAGGCTTAACCGTTACCCGGAACAGTACAGCTTTTCAATTATCTGCAGGGGAACTCAAATATCAGGGATATGGGGCAAAGGTAAATGTTTGGGCAGAGGAAAAAGAAGGCCAGGTATATGACGGTTTATTACTTGATGAAAATTCGAGTATGATTACTAATTTGGAGGACGTAACAACTGACAAAATAGAAGTTTTAACGGTTGATGAAGCTGCCAACTTTTAACACGACAAGGGAACAATTTGAACCAAAATAATTATGATACAATATTTATTAAATATATTTTACAAGGTAAGATTTCGATACTTCAAAGAGTATTGTAAGAAAATTACTTTTACTAATAGAAATCTTGTGTTTTCAGATAATTTTAAAAATTTGGATAACTTTTTTGTAGTAGATGATTCATTTTATAATGATAATCCTGTATATCTATCGAAAGATACTGTCAACATAACAGAAGAAGGATTGAATATTGCTTGTTATAGAGATGTACAATATAGAAAAAGCAACAGGGATGGTCTTTCCTTATGGACATCTGGCATGATTCACAGTGCGGATAAGTTTTCTCATTCAATGGGGGTTTGGGTATTTGTATGTAATACTCCGGACAGTTGGCCTGCAATATGGCTGTTAAAAAAGGACAGGGAAGTACCAAATCATACAAAGAAAGCAATCACCCCAGAGATTGATATAATGGAAGTTATTAATCACAAAACTGAAGTAAACATTCATTGGGGATATACGGATGATGAGTCATATCGTAAATTCAAGTCAGGGTTCAAAGGTTTCAAAGCAGATAACCAGTTTCATGAATTTGCAGTTGCTCCCCAATGGTTACCGATTTTATACTGATGGAATTGTTACAGCTTTGTTTACTTCCTCTGATCCTGAGTTTGTATCCAAGGATGAAAACCATGTGATAATAAACAATGCCGGAGGGGCACAAAAAGTAGATCGTACAAATTTTACCGTTAAATCAATGCGTGTGTATAAATAAGGATATGTGTGAAACCTGTAACCATAGTTATTTAATCGTTAATGCTAAGCAGCAGCAAAATCTAAAAGCATATGATCCCACTCATACAACCGGGTTGAGGAATGCTTTTGGGAAAGCCTTAAATAAGAGGTTTGATGATTTGGTTAAGTTGATTAAAACGGCAGTGGTAGAGGAGGATTGTTTTGGATTGGTAAAGCCAACTTCATTAATTACGTTTGCAGAAGATATTATTGAAAATGTATGTATATTTCAAGTCAATGGTGGCCCGGGAAGTGGGATCAAAGGTCATCGTACTGCAAAGAAAAAAACAGAAAAAAAGGGGTTAGGTGAATTTGTAAGTAAACGGTCATACTGGAGTCAGCAAAAGTTGGATGAAGGCGATTTGAAGAAAGCAGGGTTTCAGGATATAACTACGGCAATGCCAAAGGTATCTAAACGTGATTATTTTCTTTCCACCAAAGGGAGTTTTTCAGTAGTCCCAAAATCAGAATGGGATGGGCTTGATGTAGATATATTCAAATCAGATTCAGGTTCTGCTTACAAAATTAAAAGCGGGGTTTTGTACCGTAGAGCAAATCATTGGGGAAAAGTAGGAACTTGTGAATGGTCTATAAATTCAAATCACTATTATCGGCATCCTTTTTATTATTACAAAGATAAGCAAGGAAAAGAAAAATGGTTGGGAAAAGATGAACCTATATTGGTAGGAAAAATCAAGATAAAGGATTTGAAAAGAATCAACACCGCTTTAATCCGCAATGAATTACAAGTAAATCAGGAAATAGGACATAAAGCTTTTCAATACAGTACCAGTCAGGAGAAGGTTGAACAATTTATGGAATGGCTGAATGGTCAGGTTGATAAAGGTTTATTGGAAACAACCAAGATCAATCAATTGGGGGCAGGGGCAAATCAAGCATGGACAAACGTATATATCAAAGATAGTTATAAAAGGGGAGTCATACGGGCACGGAGTGAACTCAAAAAAGCGGGATTCAAAAACATACCCGGTATGGAACAAACAGGAGGCATAGAAATGTCTATGACAACCCCTTTTCACATTGACCGATTGGGATTGGTGTATAGTCGCACTTATACCGATTTAAAGGGTATAACGACAGCAATGGACAGTCAAATCAGTCGTATATTAGCGCAGGGGCTTGCGGAT